GCCTTGTAAGCCTTGAGCGCCGTTACTTCCAGCGTTGCCTTGTAAGCCTTGAACTCCCTGAATTCCTTGAGCGCCGTTACTTCCAGCGTTACCTTGTAAGCCTTGAACGCCTTGTAAGCCTTGAACACCCTGAACTCCTTGTAAACCCTGAAGAGACTCTGCTTTTGCTACAAGATTAATATCTGCAATGCCACTAGCATACCAATAATCGGTTACCCCAAAAACACCTGTGATTCCAACAGTTAAACCTAAATATCTTGTAGCCAAAGGTATCCCTGCATTAACAGCAGCAATATCCGGCCAAGGGCCATATCTACTATCACTTGGTTTTGGTGCATTAGTTAATATGTTATCATTAAGGTTTATCGCCATAATTATGAATTCCTCAATTGCATGGAATCAGAACCTGTTGTTGTTGCGTAGTTAGTTATATATGCCTTAAAACTTCTAGATGACCACAAAGACGTGGGACTATTTACATTTCCTGTTTGTACAGACCCAAACAAATTCGTAGACCCTCCTATACTTCCAGTGTTTAATGCATTAACATACCATATACTCTTAGTTGTATACGTTGCATCATGAGCAAACCATAAAAATTTAGCAGTAGTTGCATTAAATGTTATTGTTATTGTACCAGACGCAGAGGATAATACTTTGTTAGCACTTCCGGCTTGTATGGCTGAAATAATTTGATTTAATGTTAACTGACTATCTGCAAGTCCCCAAAAATATGGATATATTCCATCTATTGTTGGAGCACTTGCGGCATCGCTTGTTGTACCAGATACTCTAGATGCATTTAAGTTTGTACCGATATTTCCTTTATTATCATAATAGTCCCCAGTTCCTGCATTATGAGCAACTGTTACTGCCCAACTATTACTACCAAAAACAATAGCAGGAGTACCTAAGCTTAAAATATTGCTGGCTTGCGATGTGGAGCTTATACCTGTTCCAGTAAATGTGTATTGTGTTGCCGTACCAACCAATGCTGGTCCGGCAGTTCCGTTTCCATTTGTGATACTACCTGGACTAAACGTTGCAGTTAGCACTCTTGCTGTTGTTGTTCCAACTTCTAGCGTACCCCCACCACCAGAAACCGTTAGGTCTACCGATTTATTGCCAGATATCGAAGCATTAATAGTTGGGAATAAAATTGTGTCCAAAATTTCTACAACAGATCTAGTTTTCCATACGGATGCTGCTGTTCCAGCGCTTGCTCCTCCAACCGCTATATTTGTTGTAGAATCAGGAATAGTTGTATTATATATTGTTCCTAATAAACCACTTTCATTAATATAAACAGCTTCATTTGCAACAACTCCAGTAATACCAACAGTAGCAACCAAAGTGTTGGCTGGAATTTTTTGTACAATATTATCTTTTTCAACTAATATAAGACCAGATGAATCCAAACTATTGATTGTATTTAATAACGTAACATCTATAGTTCCTGTAGCCTTAAAGTCCTGAACAATAATTTGACCGCTCTGACTCAAAAATACCAAATTTTCACCACTAACAACAGCTGTAGCTATAGGATTATTATTATCAGAATAATAAAAATTAATTAGGCCACTTTCTGGTGTAATAATAATATCAGACATAATTTTCTCCGTAATTTGTTATAGTTATATACACCTATATACTAAAACGGCCTTTGCTAGCGTTATAATTTTGTAGTATTTCATTGGCTGATAATAAACGATTATAAATTTTTATATTAGACAACATACCAGATACTGCAAAATTAGACTCTCCTCCCCAGCCCTGTCCATATGGATATAAATTCATAATACATAATGATATATTACTATTTGATCCAACAGGAGAATTCTGTACAATATCATGATTAGTAAGATTTACATTAACAATGCCATTTCTGTAAACTCCAATTTGAGTAGAATTTATAACGCAAGCAATATGCTCCCAATTGTTAGTAGCTAAAGAAGCAAAGGACACTCCTTTGCTACCACCAGCACCAGCAGTTCCTACTCTATAGTTTAGAGCATTATGTATTAATGTATAATTATACTCTCCTCCTCCATTCCATGGTTTCGAAATAAAATATCCATTTACATCAGAACTTTTAACCCATAATTCAATAGTCATAGAATTCATACCAACCCCAGAAGGAGTCCAAGAAAACCTATCGTTAGGAGACGAAACAGCAATATGGTCATTAGTTCCATCAAAATTTATAATACCTAAATTAGAACTATTAAATACCGGACCATTTAAAAATGTGACATTATTACTATTTCCAGAAAGATCATACCAAGAAGCACCAGTACCAGGATAACTATTTCTATCACCAGCATCCAAACATAATACTAAACCATCTGTAGTTATTTTAGGACCATAATTTTGTGTCATATTTTATCCTAGTCGATATTTTAAATTTGCAGCATTATAATTTGACAACACCTCAGATCTGCTTAATATCCTATTATATAGCTTGTAACTACCTATGCTAATAGGAGCATAATCCGATACTGGTGATCCTGGTGGAGTTCCGTTACCAAATGAAGCTCCTCGTCGTCCAAAATAATTAATAGCAGTAGGATAATTTAATGATAATGTATTATTATTAAAATGACTATTGGAATAGTTATTACCATTTACTATTAGCTCAAAAAAATTACTAGTTTCAGAAAGAGTAGTAGAGTTTGACAAGTATCCCCTGATAGCTATATGAATCCATGAGTTGGCAGCATATGAAGACGAAGAAATACTAGCTCCTTTACTAACACCAGGACCATAATTCCAGAAAAATTGCCAAGTGTTACTACTAGTTTTACCTAACCAAAATGGAAAACTATTATTGTCACTATCAAAAACCAAATACCCGCTATTAGAATTACCAGCAATTGTACTTTTAAATAAAATCTCAACAGTAATTTCAGTAAAACTACTAATATTCCAAATAGTGTTCATTAATATATAACTTTGATTAGTATTCAAAACTATACTTTTGTCAATGTTATTATAGTTTGCATTAAATAATTCAATTTCACCAATTCTTGTAGGACATAAATTATATATTTGATTACCAAATCCTGGATAGCTTTTAGGATCAGAAATATCAAAATAAACAACCAACCCATTTGGTATTATTTTAGGTAAATATTGAACACTCATTAGCCACCCCATCTAATTTTTTTAGTAGATATAGATGGTTTAATTACTATAGGTTTTCTTGTTGTTAAAGAGTTCATAAAAGTTTGATTATCAGACGATGGATTAGGATTTGTCATGATTATTTCAAAATCTTTTTCCCACCATCCTAGTCTACTATTATTGGTAGAATTATTACACATGATACCAGCCATTAAATAGTAATCATTAGTTTGAGGACTAATAGTTAAAGTTTTGGTTTCAAAAGACGCAGAACTAGCATTGGTAAATTGAATAGAATCAAAAAATCCTATTGTTTCAGTAACCAAAGGACTACTCGATGTTATAACGCTATCTGTTGATACAAAATAGCGTCCATTGTAATAATCTATAGCTTTTTGACCTCTTATATAAGGATAATTTAAATTACCAGGAGCAGTTTTGACCGAACCTATTAAGTATACTGTTGTATTAGCAGGAACGAATATAAGATTATCAAATCCCATCCATAAACTATCATCTCTGTCAGGATAAACCCTCCATGCTCCAGCAGATGAATCCCACAATCTTAGTGCTCGTCTATTCCATGAGGCAGTATTACCGTATTTAAAGTTATGATTCATTGAATGAGAAAATACTGAAAAGGCGGTAGTTCTCTCTTGTGAATAATAGCTTCTACCATACATATTAACACTATCAGTATATAGTGGATAATTACCTAATCCTGTTACATCCCAACTATTTCCAAAATAACAATTAACAAAATTAACAATACCGGTTCTCTCATGTCTTGGCCATTGAACAAAATAATCTATATAAAATTTATAAAATTGAACATTTGCACCAGCATACTCAACATAAAAAGGATGATCGGTACTAAATAAGATATAATTATGACTACTAATTTGAGTACTATCTACATTCTGAGAAAATCCCATACCAAATCCTTGGTTACTAAGATAATTATATTGATGTAGTCCCATGGGCTCATAGTTTCCACCACAATAATATGACCAACTTACATGTCTAACACTAATATTATTAAAAAATCCTTGATTATTCCCATATCTTATAAAGCCATTGCCAAGACTATTATAGCTAACACAATTCCTCATATTCAATTGATGTTGTTCCCATAAATATCCAGTATTATCAGTATTTCTACGGGATGGTCTTATAGTGACCCCATCAAATTCTGATACATATCCTTGATTTGCTTGAGTTAGGCTAAAACTATTATGTCCTCTAACTCCAATAGATCTATATTCTATATTATTAGTATTGCTGCCTAAAAATAATTCAAAGTTTTTTAATTTATATCTTCTACTATAATTTAATGCTGAATTAAAAAATACAAAATGTATAAAACTAGCTTCATCTTGAACTCCGTATATTGTACCTTCTGGTGCTCGGACTTTGGTATCTCGTGTCATATTAATAACCAAAGCACCTTTTTTAGCGGGGGTGGATAGTCCGTAGTATTGAATGTAATGATTGCCGGTAGATGTTCCTCCAACAGTACTTATTGGTGTGCCTGTTGGAGTGGTTGCTATGGTAAAATTATTAGTAGTAAAACTAGTAGGAGTAATATAATAAGGAGTATTCGCTACTATGGGCGACGGCAGGGTTCCGGATGTTGTTATTACAACCCTACCACCAACGAGCATATTATGGGGACTAAGATTAATAACAGCAGGATTTGCTATGCTTATGCTAGCATTTCCTCTTTGGGTATTAGAGTATCCTGGTGATCCTATAGTGATAGTTTTATTTACATTATCTATAGCAGTAACGGTATAGTCTTGAACTCTATCCCATGTTGTAGCAACGGCGTAGCTGGGATCGTTTCTTGGAATTAGGATTAGATCTCCTACATTAAATCCATTAGTATTATTTACGGGGATCACATCACTACCCACACTTACGTCCTGTGTAACTGTTGCGGCAATTCTAACCACATTGTCTCCTGATGCGTGATATTTCTCAAATCCTGTTGTATACATCGATTCACCAAAAACTGAGCCAGATACAGGAGAAGATAGCACTATCTGATTAGACGATAAGTCTATACCACTAATTGATCTGATATTCAGGTTATTGCCGGTGCCAAATATAACTTGTTCTCCGATTCTAAAAACACTAGCGTCATTAACAGAAATATTATTACCGCTAAAAGCATTTATAGTTGTGGTAGCACTAACAAATTCTCTAAAATAAAGAGTATTGGTGCTATAGTTTATATCATGAATCCAAACTCCTTCATCGGTTCTATAATATTGCCAATCTTTACCAGCTCGTTCTGCTTTGTATACATTTATCCAGTCTCCAGCAGAAAAATTACTAGCATTATCTACCACTAATGAAGTGGCTCTATTTTCGGCTTGCACAGATACTGTTGTTTGGGGATTTGGATTTGTGCCTTCTATTTCACAAGTAACAAACGGATGTCCTTGTACTTGTAATCTGTGCTGTTCAGCATTTGTTCCTCTGATTTCTAATATCGAACCTGGATCCATACGAAAAAATCCAGCAGTATTACTATTTCCAGAAGAGAAAACACTAGTATATGAAGCAGCATTATCTACGTATAAAATACCACTCATTCTTAATAGTCCACTATTTAATATTTGTAATTTTCCTCTTACTGTACTATCGTCAAAACCCGCTGGTTTTCTTTGATCCCCAGATACTGTTACAACATGGCCGTAGTTAATTATAAAACTATCTCTATCGGCAGGGACTGTTCCTCCTACCCATGTTGAACCAATATGGAATGGTCCACTAGTACTACTGGTTATTGTTGGCATCGTTGGTATTTCCTATATTAAATTTTTTCAGCACTTCCTGCTCTAAATTTGATGTATTAAAAGCAAGCTCAATTTTTATTTGACCATTATTTTCTATATATTTATTTACACTAAGTATATCGGCATCAGGATACATATCATTATTAATTGTAACAGTATTATTTTCTATATTAAGATAAATTAACATAATTATAATCCAAAACGAGATTTTGAAAGATTAAAATTGTAAAGAATTTCATTAGCAGATAACGCTCTATTGTAATATCTAAAAGTATATAAATTACCAAAAAAGCTACTATATGGACAATGATTTTGGCGGCCACCAATTCTTAATGGCTGACTATTAATCCAAGAGGTATCTAATGGTCCACCATTTAAGCTATAGTTTGACGCTAATAATACTCCATCTAAATAAAAATAAATACTAGGAGTATTTGATTCTCTTTCATATTTATACACCGCTGTGATATGCGCTGGCTGATTAGCGCTTTTGGTATAAGGAACATTTAAATTTAAATTAGCATTACTTGTTCCAACATACATAGATAAATTAACTACTGATGATATTGTAGTCCAAATAACAAAAAATCCTCTATATATATCATTAGAAGCCCCACCTTTACTAAAAAGAGTACAATTAAAAACGCCAGCACAACTAATTGAGTTTTGTAGTAATGTGGGTTTGCAGAAAAATTCGAATGTAAAATCTCCAGTTATAGGAACAGAATTAGCCACAATTTCATAAGCATTAGAACTTCCTCCATTAAATAATAATGATTTATCAGAATAAACTGCTCCACCAATATTGAAGTGATTGTTATTTCCTGATACATCATACCATATATCAGAATTGGGGGTTAAAACTTCTTTTATGCTTAAATAATCAATATCAAAATCTGTTCCAACATTGTCAGCGCCTATAGAAAAATTGCTAGTAACATTAGACGTAAAGGTTTGTATATATCTTCCTGGTGATTGATTCATTACTCCTTGTAGTAATGCTGTTGATGGACCAAAACTTGCGCTGGTAGTACCTCTTCTGGCACTAACAATCCATTCTATTTTATATCTTTTACCAGCAATACTTGGAGCTATATTTAAAAAATTAATATAATTTCCTCCTAAACTGCTTATTGTTTTAACTTGTCCATCACCAGCTGTTAATACGCTAGCATCTGTAACTAATTCTGGACCATAAGTAATATTTTGTATATAACTACTATCTACAGTTGAATCCAAATAAGCTTTTAATCCATCCATAATTATTTTTGGTCCATGATATCTGCTCATATCTAGTTCCTTTTTTCAACAACTAGATTTTCTACATCTTTACGAGTTCCTGTAAGGCTCCAAAAGAATTCTAATTCTCCTAAAGTTTTTGCTCTATCAGCTTTTACGATAAACTTATCGTTTTGTAAATCTATATCGGAAACATAAAGAGTTTTACCATGCTTATAGTTAGTTAATTGAATAGTTAAAGATCCGTCGTCATGAATAAGATCTTTTAAGTAATCTGGTAATTTTACAATTCCAACACCCTTAACTATCTTACCTCTACCAGTTAATCTTACTCCGTGATATGGACTTTCTAAACTACCATACTCTAAACTATATCCTTCTTTACTAGGATGGTCGATTTTGAAGCTCTTAGTTTTAGCACCAAAACTTCCGTTAACTTCAAGCTTATAGGTTTGACTATTAGTTCCTATGCCAATATTACCGCTGTTATTAATAGTTAAATAAGAAGTTCCAACACCAGATGAAATCTTAGTAATAGCAAAATTACCACTAGTTGATCCTGTTTGAATAGCTCCATTAGGATTAACTCCTATACTCCAATCATTACTAAAGCTGTCTTTAAAGCGTATAATTGATCCAGAGCCGACTGTTGACTCCACAATTAATGGATCACTAGTGTTATTAGGATTACTTCCGTTACCGTTAACATGTAAATATCCCAATGCCGATCCTGTTCCTCTATTAATTGCTAATGATCCATACTGACTAAGCCTCATACCTCTATTATTATTAACAAAAAAGTCCATCACTTGATTACTACCATTGATATAACTTCCGTTAGCAGTATCTGAGATATATAATCCGCTATTAAAAATTCCACTTCCATTAACGTGTAACTTGCCACTTGGAGTTGTGGTACCTATACCAATATTAGTTCCATTATCATAGATTAAACTATTATTTAAACCGCTAGAATTAATCCACTTTGGAATATAATTAGCTGATCCGCTACCAGACGGAGCTGGAATATTATTTATTAATAATCCATTAGTAAAATTATGAATAGCATCAATATTCCTTGAATTATCAATACTAACATATTGAGGATGATCATCATCTAGTAGACCAAAAAGATTACCATGATCACTGGGACTTAATGATCCACCAGTAACATTTAATATAGATCGAATATCTTTAACATCTCTTAAAGCAGATCTTGAGGCATTACCCGTCCACCTACCATCTGTCTCAAATATTAAACGATAAAGAGGTCTCATCTCGACTAATGGTAAATCTGATAAATCTAAACTTTCCCATAAATTATCAGTATCTGCTTGTCCAATATTGTCGCTTGCTAGTTGCCCCATAATACCAATAATCGGATATAATAAATTATTAGTTGCCACAAGCCATACGCCAATAAATTTAGCATTACCAGCATTAGTAGTTGTCCACGTTGATCCTGTATACTGGTTATATTGAGCAGATGTTCCTACTTTAAGAGGATAACTGGCTGATACTGAGTATTTCCAATGTCCATCGGCTCCTTCCTTATAGAAAACAGGAATGGTGGCAGTTGGGCTTAAAATTTGTTCATAATTATTTCGATTGATGTTATTGGGATCTGGCGCATTTTTTATTCTTATCTCATCATCCTCATCAAAAATCACACCGTCAGAAATACTAATTTTAGCATCAACGTCTGTTGATCCGTTACCAATTAAACTATTAAATGATAATCCTAGTCCACTAATATATTGAGCGCCAAATACTCTATGAAGATAGTAGTGGGTCGCACTATCCATCTTGATTCCGTGTCTTTCTTCAGCTTCATAAACTACTTGATTATTGTCAGTATTCCAGTAAACATAAGATACAGAAATATCTGTATCATGATCCATATTAGTATTTTTAGCTTTTAAAGTTTTAGTATCTTTATCTATATAGATAAAATATAAATCAGTGCTATCAGGAATATAAACAGATAAGTTTGTTGTGAAGCTATTTTTTATTCCTCTAATAAAAACATCAAAACTATCTTCTCCATCAGCTACCGATAGAGTAAATAGTCCAGAACCGATTGTATTAACATTACCAAAATCAACACTTAGATTACTGCTCGTAGTATTAACAAATCCATTAGGTTCTTGAGCTAATACATTAAGATCTCCACCGCCTATTGGTAATAAGTCATTCCAGTGACTTAAACCATTTCCTATTTTTAAAATATAATTATTAACATCAAATCCTGGTTCACCGCTGGCTAGTACTGGATTAGTATTAGCCCATGTTTGAGCTGTTCCTTTTCTGAATTGTATATTATTATTTCTTGGCATAGATTATCCATATTATAAATCCATTAATTTATAAAACTATTTTATAGTAAACAATACTTTATGGAGTGCCACCGTCTACAATAAAATTAAGCAAATATGTTGTTGATGAGAGTCCACTGATCGATGTTGAACCAAATACAGACAAATTATTGCCTGCAAAAGATGTTGTTAAATTTCCTGTAATATTACTAAGTACTAATCTATCGTTGTTGGCATCATACCCTAAATTAGTATCTATAAATGTATCTCTAATACCAGTACCATTACCAGTAATCATAACTATAGAATTAATAGTACTACTAATATTTAAACCTGTTACCCTTAAATTATATGCAGTAACGTCCGTTAGCAAGTTGCCTGATCCGACAAATCTGCCAGCAGACACTCCTGTTAATCCGACTAATCCGCTAACAGTTTGTCCAAGATTAATAACTGTAGTTCCAATAGTAATACCACTACTAGATAGTTTAGTTATTGGTACCGTATTAAGAGATACCGCACCAGTATTAACAGTAAACTCAGTTGATGAAAAACTAGCAATTCCCTTTACAGAATCTGTTGCATTAACATGAACCCCAGTTGTTGCACCAAGAACTCGTCCTGCTCTATCAACAGTTAAACTACTAATGAATAGATTAGTAGCAGATCCACCAATAATATTGGTGCTGTATGGAGAAGAAAGGCTAGGTAATACTCCACTAGATAAATTATTAATGCCAGTAATATTATGAGCACTAATACCTGTTATAGATGATCCATTTCCACTAAATAAATTTGCTGTTAATGTTCCGCTAACATCAACCCCGCTCTGGAATATAGTATTATTAAAGAAGCTTTTTATTCCACTAATTAGTTGAGATCCAGTAGTAACAACCACACTACCAGTATCGACCGCTATATCATCAGTACCAACTTTAATACCATATCCTTGTCCAATATTTAGTGTAATATTAGCAGTTAAATCCGTTTGATTGCCAGCATTAACTAAACCGCTACCGCCAGTAATAGTGCGTGACGTAAGAGCTCTGCCATCTAGTTGTGTTTGTAGATTTCCAGTTACTCCACTTAAATAAGCTAATTCTGTTAAGGTCGGTGTTCCGGTAGATACTATTTGTTTATTACTATCAAATACTGCTACTCTATTTGCTGTTGCGCCAGTAACATAAATATTACTACCACTAATAGGTCCATTGCTAATTAATTCTCCAACTTTGATTCTACCAAATGTTCCAGCACCGTAGTCGTTTCCATTTATAGTTCCGGTGGTAGAACTTAGAAAAATAAATTCGTTAGAGTTATAATTCCATCCCATGAACCCAGTTGCAATAGCGGATCCTCCCCAATATCTTAATAACAAACCTCTATCTAAAGTGTCAGAGGCTGTAATAGTACCGGTTCCACCAACTGTAATAACAGGATCTTGTACTGTTATTGTGGTACTATTAACGGTTGTAGTAATACCAGTAACAGTCAAGTCGCGTACAGACAAATTACCTGTAATTTGAACTGTTGATGCATTAATATTTAGTGTAGTTTCTCCAATTTTTGGTTGGATAGTATTTGTATATACTGTGGTGCTTTCAAGCGATCCTAGGTCAGTAATTGTAGTAGCTAATGATATTGTTGGATTACCATTAATGCCATTACCATTACTTATGTCAATATTACTACCACTAGCTATTGATCTAGCAGCAAAGGCGCCGTTGTTATCTGGACCGCTAGTGCGAGCTAATAGTCCACTGCCAGTAAATGTATGTAATGTAGCCGCTTGTCCGGACAGCGCTACTTGTAAAACATTTGAGTTGTAGTCCACTCGTAAGCCTGTGCTAACAGTAAGCGCAGTATCCACACACTCTGCCACACCATCACAAAAATTAGTTACATCATCCCATGTATGAGAGTGTCCGCTTAAACTTACAGGAACGCCATTGACATAAACACCGGAACCAAAAGATCCTGAACCAGCAAGATTAAGATTTCCACTTATGCCGACATCACCACTACTAGTAATTCCATTAAGATTTATTTGTACAGCAGATAAGGTACCACCAATATAAGCATCATTATCGACAATAAGAGCATTACCAATTCCTGTAACTTTAACATATCCACCACTTATATAGGATAATCCTGTTAAGCTATTATTTAAGCTAATAATTGGATTAGCAGTTAATCCACTAGCATTAGTAATGTTAATATTGGAGCCTTCATCAAGACCCCTAACAGTAACGCCAGTAGCGCTAGTTGAGACAACTATTCCACTAGTATTTAGATTTGAAAAATCTTGTAGTCTATTGTTTAATGATAGTTGGCTGATACTGCCACTACCGACTCCACAAGATACATAATTTATAGCAATACCAACACCGGATATATTTATAGGAGATACTAAAGTATAAGAATTTGTTGCTGAGTCATAAGAGGAACATATTCCGCTTGTTGCTGTAATTGCAGATCCGCCAGCATAAGGAAGACTTCCCCAGGTTGTTGTACCGTCAGTACCAATTTTAAATTTACCAGTATTAACTTCGAAACCTATCTCTCCAGGAGCTAATACCGTAGAATTACTCCATGTATTATTTACAGAAGGATTTCCTAAAGGACCAATCGCTGATCCAGTATAGCCTACCGAATAACCTCTTCTAACCTGAATAATTGTTTTAGACATAGTTTTACCTTTTATTCTTCGCTGTATAAATAATCAGATGGATTGGGTACACCACAATCAAAATTGTATTGATTTAAATATCCACTAAGACCTACATTATTAGTACCCCAAAGTAGACTATCAACATGCACAATATTATCATTTATTAATATGCCAGAAATATATTGTCCTAGTCCATCTATTCTGGTATAGGACAAATTGCCACTAATTTTGGACATTGGTATATTATCTGGTAAATCACTCCAGAGTATTTTTTCTGTATTAACAATTTCAATATTAAAGCTATCGTATCTTTCAATTTCTAAATTATTAATATTCTCTATGAAACTAGTACTAACATCTAAATAGTGGACCGTAGGCTCTAATATTTCAATAATGAAGTCACTCATGTGGCACAATCCAGATCGTTTGATGTTTGACTATATCGTTTAACAATGCTGATAGTGCCAAATAATAATCTAATAGTATATTTACCTCCTTGATTTTCAGTACCGTCTCCATAAAATGGTTCATTAGACTGAAGTTCAAGATCATATTTAGCAGAATTAAACGAGAAGCCATTTGTCGTGTGGGAAGGTAACATAAATGTTATCTTTCCTTCTTCATCATTAATAATAAAACTATAAACATTTTGGCTAAATGCGTTATCAGAAGAAAAAACTTGTACCGATCCGGTATTAGTTTTCCATGTTATTCTAGCGCAATAATTAGCTAAATTAATAGGAGTACTATTAGAATCTTTATATATAATACTAAGTTTAAATGATGTACCTTGTTCTATAGCAAAATCATACTTGCTAGCTGCCATAGTTAAACCTTTAAAAGATAATGCTGTCGATACCTAAATTATACACCTAAAAGAAAAAAGCCGCGCAAGCGCGGCCTTTTCCATAGATTAATTAAGAGATAACACGAATCATAGTGATCCGAGTAGAACTCTACGGTTGTCAAGAACAGCAAAACCTTGTTCTGCCCATCCGTAGAAACCGGCTCTCTTCTGACGATGTAGACTTTCATCTTCAAAGATTTGAACTTGTTCACGAACCGGCATTATGAAACTGTCTCTCTTGCGTAGATCAAGACCAATAACAATTTCGGTATCATTTCCGGTACCGCCTGTTGGTAGTGTTCCGCTAAGAACATTACTATAGAATAATTGATATTGTTGACCAACACCAAGTTCATCTAGATCATGAAGATTAACACTGAATACTCTATTAAGAGTACCGTCAGCTGCTGTGTAAATCTCACGACGAGTAATTTCATCAACCTGATCGACGCCCCAGTTGCGAATGTCTTCCATTGCTTCTGGACTAACATAAAGATCAGTTAGAAGACCACGATTATTACTAGCACTATTACCACCACCGTTTCTGCGCATTACAGTTTTCATAAGAGAAACAAGTCTCTTTGTAAACTGACTTGGGGCAGCATCGCTATCATAAACTACGATATTACGATCAACAGCAGCAGCAAGTAGTGTGTGCCAGCCATCATCGTTCATCTTTTTAACAAATGAACCTTCTAGAACTTCCATAGCACGACCAACAACGTCCCAACGGGCGTCACGAGCATACTTTAGAAGATAGTCTATTGAAGCTCCTATATCATAGGTTGGAACCATGACGTAATCGCTTTCAACATGACGCTCTGGGATATATCCATGATTAGGAATTGTATATGCAACAAAATCCTTCTCAGTACCCGGAGACAAGAAATCTAGTGGAAATTCTGGTGTGGCACCCTGTTGAAGCTGAATTGGCTCAAAGATACCATCAAGAATATCACCACTAAGAAGACCTTTTCTCAATGGAAGCTCTAGTGCCTTAGCAATTTCTGCATTGGCCGCTAGAGAAACTTCTCTATTTGCTGAACCAGAGCGAACTAAAAGTTCGGTAAGTTCTGCTGTTGGCTGAAATTTTTCTGTGTTAGCTGACATTTTATTCTCCCTGTGATGAAAAAATTATAGATTAACTGATACTTTTGCGTAGCCATCTGAGTCTTTTGCACTCAAGAATTGGCCAATCTTGACAGCATTCGTTGAACTGGTTCCAATCAAACCACTAGCACCAACATAAGCGTCGGCTCCTGCTGATGGTACTGCATCAGAAACAATCTTGTTGGTTGTAACCTGACCGTTACGAAGAACGGTGACTTTGCCACCCTTCTGCATTTCGTCACGATACCAGTTAATATGCTGGCGAGTAAGATCATAATCAACAACATCATTGAGTAGAATGCCTACTGGTTTAGCGCCGGAAGCGACAGCAGCATAGGCAACAACAGCATTAGCATCATCCATGGATACGCCAACACCACTGGTTGCTGTAACAACACTAACTACGCCTCCTCTTTCTTCAGCGGTATTCATGAAGAATGAGATATCTGTTAATAGTTCAATACGATCTGGTTTAAGAGCCATTTTATTCTCCCTTATTTATAGTTTTTGCCGAGTCTGCTGGAAACGAAGTCTAATAGGGCCGCACGAGTAGCTTCAACTGTAGTGGTTTCTGCTTCTCCGCCGACTCCAAGATTAATATCTGCATCTACCTCTGCTGTTTCCAAAATTTCTGGATCAGCTTTTGGTGCTGTGCCTTCTTCTGATGCCATCTTTTTTGTCATCATTGCTTCTTCTTCTTCTTTTTTCTTCTGCTTTTCCTTGTCTAACCAAGGTGGCATTTTGCCAGCAACAAGAGAAGTCATGGCTGCGAAGGTTTCGTCATCTAATGCTTCGAATTTGTCTACTGTAGCTTCTGCTGATTCATTATCAATACCAGCTTCGACTAAAGAGGCCATTCTTTTCATTTTCTTTTCTTTCTTCATCATCTCTTCTTCCTTACTTTTGTAAGCAGCAAGAGCTTCTAAAGCTGAATCTAATTCGGCCTTCATCTTTTTCATTTCTTCTTCTTTCATGGCCATTTTCTTTGCGGCTTCTTCTTTTTCTGTGCGAAGAGAAACAAGCTCTGTTGTGGCTTCTGAAAGTTGTGTTTCGTTAGCTTTAATTGTGGCTTCAAGCTCAGATATTTTAGCTTCAGAAGTTTCTATGCCAGTTTTGGATGTGGCAACTTCCTTTGTTAACTCTTCAACCTTAGCCTTTAGTTCTGTCATCTCGTTTTCTAAACTCATAGTTTTATTCTCCACTTTAATGTGTGATTGATTATCAAATACACCCGCAACAGAAAAAATCGTATTTTTTTCAGATTTATTATCTAAATTATTTTGAGCAAAATTGTCTTTAGTAAATATTATACTATCAGGATTAGCTGGCTTATTAACAAAACCCTTTCCGGAAAACGTTATATTTCTTAAAACTCTTCCAATCTTATAGTTTTCATGTTCTCCTATTCCGCCATATGATCTAAGATATTTTGTTAAATAAGCAGTTTCATTGTCTCTGGCTAATATTTTATATTCTCCATTTGACTTATTAAGAAGACCATAATCAAATCCTTTAAATAAACACTCCATACTAACATATTTTTGACCATTCTCTATTTCAGATATTAGTTTTTCTGATCGGTCTCTTAAATCTTGATTAGAAAAAGCTTTATATATAACTGATCCAGTTAATATATGAAATTTTTGTGGTAAATTATCTATTGGAGTATTTTCATCAATTAATATACCATCTTCTGTGATTGGCCAATTAGCAGTAATATGTCCTATAATTATATTTTCATCATGTTCTAAATTTGTTGGTTTATCTTCTGGAGTATTTCTGGCTGCCCAGACTTCTTCTTTATCAAATATATCATCATTTTTATTCCAACTTGATGTTACAAGTATGGATTGAACATAATATAGATCTTGGTCGTTTAATGCTGCTAAGCTCTTAATATGGCTTAAAGAACTAGCTAAAGCCTTATTAACGCACGGCTCTACCAAACTGGCATAAGAGACTGATGCAGATGCTGATAGTACTTCGGCTAACCCATCGTCATATTCTTGTTGAAAGATATGCATTATTTTTCTCCATTTTTACAAAGAATTATACACCATAAAATAAAATGAAGCCTTTGCTTGTTTAATATCGTCAACAGATAGATCTTCTTCTAGTTCGGATATTATATTTTTTAGCCAATTAGAATAGTAAGCAAATAATTGTTGGTTATTAGACCCATCAATATTAACAAATGTTTTTAAAATATTATCGTTAGATATTTTAGAATTGGGCTCTAATGCAAATAAAATTTTTGTTTTTATAGTATCTAATTCTTTATGTTCTGATGCAGTAAGGCTTCTTAAATTTTTTTTATTATAGAAGTCTAACATTACCGGATTGATAATTTCATTTATTTTTTCCTGGGCTTTATTTGCCCAAATCATTAACGATGCTCCAGTTTGAGGAGTAAATGTTTTTGTTTTTCTTTTGGTTTGGTCTGTAGAATTTTTGGGTCTTCCCTGCTGTGGTTGACCGGGCAAAGATTCTGGCGAATCTTTTGCCAACCTAGTTGGTAGTCCGGTAACTGGCGGAATCTTTTGTTCTATAGCTGTTTTTTCGCCACTTTTTTTCTTATCCAATTCTAAGCCTATTTGACTTGGAGTGACAATACCTGTTTGTAAAGCGATTTTCTTTAATCCATTCTCAAATTCTGGATCATGCCATGGGCCAGATTTATTTACCATTCTATTACTATCTCTTTCTCTTTTTTCTCTATTAAGTCTACTCTTTTCCATATCTGGATCGAATCCGAATCGTGTTTGGATCAATTCATCACTGATAATATTTCTATCAGCTAATTGTATTAATAATGCTTTTTCACTGTCTTCATTACTTAAATCCATTCTATCAAATTCGACTTTAGCTGGATATTTGAAACCCATAGCTTTTTGAACTAATGCTATTTCTTGTTCCCAAAATTGCATTAATACATCTCTACCATATTGTAGTCTTTGAGTTAATGTCTTAAGACTTATAAAATTGTTTGTTGTCCCTGATGCTCCGAAGGTTCCGGTAAGTGTTGGTGGAATGCCTAGTCCGGCATAAACACTATTCAGATGTGGAACATATTTACTTTCTCCCAGAAAATTATGAACATTTGTATTACTTTCTAATAGCTCTATATCTGGACCCCATATTAGATCCATTGTACCTCCACCAACATTGTTTCCTAGTATACTAGCTAATTTACTTGTTGCTGCTTTAGTTGGAGCTATTTTGTGTTCTAAATTACCTAATTTAAAAATTCTAATATTTGATATTGCTCCATCAAGAGCGGCCATATCTGCTAATTTTAATTTTTCTATAACTGTTATATCGTCCATAATAGCATAAATCATTGGATAGGCCCAGCTTTGCCAATCGTCTTTTTTATAGTTAAATACCAACGTTTTATTAGGATCTAGTGGATATCCACGTTTTGATTTAGCCGCATCTATGATCTGTGCTGGAAGCTGGTTAACTATTTCTTTTTCAGCATCTGTTTTGGGACTATTAATAATTTTTCTTAAGCTGGCCGGAACTAATAATTCATATCTTTTGTTATCAACGAAAGAGGACAAAGATCCTGCTACAACATCAACAAATACCGGATCAATAAAAGTATATCTCCAAGGAATTTCTTTTTTTTCTATCTGAGGTAATACTATATCATTTACTATGACATCAGCATTTCCGAGAGACTGATAAAGTTTATCTGTTACTTTTAAACTAATTTTAGCTGTTCTTCTATCTATAATAATATTTCCGCTTTTATATAGATTATTTAAGAATCTTTCGCTACGATCTTTACCATTAATTTTTTTGAACCATCTTCTATAAAATCTTTCTATTCTTTTATTTCTATGCACAAGCCTTATTCCTTGACTAGCAAAATCTCCCATAAGATCAATAACATTTTTTACTAGTCCTACTCTTTGATATATTTCATCTGCTCGTCTTAAAATTCCTTTGATTTTTAGCGGAGTCGCTTCTTCTGGTCTGAAATTGTAATAGTCGCCCTTGGTCAGTCCTGGTCTGCTGCCATTTTGACCATCAAGATTAGAATAGTCTAGATTATATCTTCTACCGGCTCCGGCAGCAGTTGCTCTGTCTATAAGGGTAAATTCATCTAATGACGCTGAAGCTCTTTTTAGAGCATCTTGTTTACTAGATAAATCGTCGCCCCATGTAACATAAGCATCATCTGGTACGATAGGAGAGGACGATACAATTTCTTCTTTTGTTCTTTTTTTAGCCATATTTTAATATAATCGTAATCGCATTACAAAGCAATCAATAATTTTTATACACTAATTTCTATAAATTCCACCATATATATCGTCATTTGCCGCGCTTGTAAACCATTCTGGACCTTTATACAAAGCTCCTGTATTTTTTTCTGTTGACCTGGCATTTGACCCTATTACATCATAATCTACCTGTTTAAGGGTTCTATTCATTTGGCGAGCTATCATATTAGCTATTAATAATGCGCTATAACGGTCTTTTCTCATTCGTCCTTTGCGTCCTCCTGGAAGTTTTGTTTCCGGAGTATCCCATCTATCTCTAGCGTTTGGTCCTGTGCTGGTTTGACTCATCACAATAGTTGTCAATTCATTTTTAAGTTCTTCTATTTCTAGAACGCATTCGCTAAGATTATCATACAATGGATTTAAATCATCTGTAAAAATATTTCTATCATCACTTTCCATAGCTAAAGCTAGAGTTAAATTGTCAAATCTTGGAAATAATAGAGCTTTATCTTCTAAATCTTTTCTCAATCCGTGATTAGCTTGACTAGTCCAATCTGCTTTTGCAAACTGTACAAGTTCAAGGATATGAAGACCTTGCTGGCTATCAGTATCTCTATCTTTATCAAAATTAATTATCGGCCATATCAATTGTTCTCCTGGTTCTAACTTATCAGGATCATGTAACGCTTCTTCAATAGCTACGCCTCCTCCTTGAGCGTCTAATCCTATTCTTACTGGATTAAAAGTTTTCATTAAATTTCTAACTTTTCTTGTACAAAATCCATAAAAATCATGTTCTTTAATAAGTCCACTTTTTAATCTATCTTTAAAATTACTTCTATTAGTAGTCCAACAATATACTATTCTATTATGAGTAGGATTCATTTCCAATATAACTATACTAAAATTATCTTGTTCACTAGCAGGATCTATTCCGAAGACGTATTGCTTGTTTGGATCGCCTGCTACTGTAGCATCGAATACCAATGGTTTGTCATTAACTAATATATTTGTATTATTAACAACACAACTTTCTATTAAACTCCTGCGAAAAAAACCTTCACTATCTTTAACAAAACATGCAGCATATTCCATATTATAGATTCCAATATGTATAGTAGCTTTTGCTCTACTAACTTGTTTATCGTCCATGAATCCTTTTGGAATTAATTCATATGGCATTCGTATGATGCTATAGTCTTTCCAATTAAAATTATCAGGAACCTCATCCTTAAATAATTCGGTTAGCTTTCTTATGTCTCCTTTACTTTCTATAATAGCTTTATATCTTTTCCAATAACTAGCAAAATGCTTAAAGTCATAGTCTGCTGTTCCACTAATAATAGCTTGGTTACCCATTTTTACATTTAAAACTTCAAGATCATCATTCCATAAACCAGCTTCTATCATAGCTTGTTTCTTAGCTTCTTCTTTTACATTCTGTATCGGACTAGCACTAACGGCAGCGAATCCTGAAACTACAGTCTCATATATATCAGGACTAATACTAGCAAACTCATCAGCAATAATAACGTGTGCTCTTAAACCTCTAATTTTGCTACCATCGCCCATAGGAATAGCAACTGTCCAGCTATCTCCTAGTCTCATTGTGCATCGATCAACATCTCTTCTTGGCCCGTCATCATTACCACTAAAAATACTACGCAAAATAGGACTATTTCTCCAAATCGTTTCCATATATTCAAATAAAATTTTACTTTGTCGAAATGCTGCTCCAACAACAACAATTTTACTACCAGGTTTAAACATCATTCTTAATATACAATATAGTGCCATAATGAAGCTTTTACCAAAACCACGACTAGCAATAAACATTGGAAATGGTCTTATCCAAAATTCTTGTAAAATTGCAATTTGTATAGGATGAAGTTCGATATTAAATAGTAACTTACATGTTATGCCAAAATATTTGGGATTTTTTAACAATCTCATTAAGTGTAGATCGGGTAACTCTATTTCTTTTTCGCTCCTATGTATCATAGGATTGCTAAGAACTTGTAGAGCCGTTACGTCTCCAAGACCTAGCCAAGCATCATCGAACAATGATTTTACATCATTAGACTTTGGCATTTTTAGCTTTCATTTTTTTGGATGTTGCTATCGCTCGATTCACTATTAATCTTGCAACAGATTCTATAAAAGGAAGTTTTCTTTTGGCACTTTCTTCTTTGAGCCACCCTAAAATAGTATCTATATTATCTTCACACCATTGATTTCCTCTTTGATTCATTTCTATAGCATGTCTTTTACAACTACAATTAGCTGATGAATTAATTCCTATATAAGATAACATGTTTGATAATACTGTTCCTGGACCATCGGGATCAGCATCAACAGTTATTGGAAAAAAAGCTTGTAAATACTTCTCTGGTTCATCTCCTAGTTGATTGGACAATATATGTTCAAAATCTTCAATGGTATACCATGAAATATCTTCTTGATTTTGCTCTGATGTTAAATTAATTACTCCAGGAATATGAGTAATCTGTGCATAAGCCATATTTTGTTTTTTGCGAATAATATAAGAAACATCTAACTCTGTTAAGGTTATAGGATCAGGAACAATAAGATGCCCAGTGTCATTTCTATAAGGATATGGATATAAGGTAATTGGTTTATTTAGTATCATTGGATCTCCTATTATTTTTTTCTATATAATATATCTTCTTAAATATATATTCAGCTAATTTTTCCGCATCATGACTATTTCCGCAAAAATAAACAATAATATTATGATTTAATTGTAATTCTAGTATGCTTTTTAATAAAAATGCGGGACTAATTTTAATTTTATTCCACATTCTTTTAGGAACAGTACTTCCAACAGGATATATTAAAATGTCTTGAAGATCGAATTCTAATAATAAAAATGAATATTTAAGCTGACTCATTCTCATCACAACATCTTTGAATCTACTTTCAACGATATTATTTGCAAATTCGCTAACGCTCTTTTTTCTTTCGACACATAATAGATGCTCTAATCCTTCTATACTATAATCTCCAGTATCTAATTTTCTATTAGCAACAGCATAGTTACTAAATTCCCATGGCTGTTGTTCGCGCGTGTCTATAATTACTGTAAAATCTTGTTCTTTCATAGTTTTTTATTTTTTTTATCTAATAGTATTTTAAAAAACACAGATTCATAAATTTCTTCCATGTTACCAATCATTTTATGATGTTGATAACATAGTGTAATTCCATTATCAACAATAAAACGTAGTCCAGGATAATTTGCCCATGTTTTAATATGATGAGCATTTAATCTTTTTTTCTTGTTGCATCCTGGCCATTGACAAGTATGATTGTCTCGCGCGTATACTTTGTTTCTCCATTCTTTATATAAAGGATCATCATAATTTCTTTGCATATTTATCCATATCACTATAAACCATATCTTTAACTAGTTGATCAAAAGATATTCTAGGATACCATCCTAAAATATTTCTAGCTTTGCTACTATCTCCCTTTAAATAATCAACTTCTGCTGGTCGATAAAACTCAGGATCAATATATGTATGTTCTTGATAGTTTAAGCCAACCAGTGAGAAAGCTTTTTCGCAAAAACTTTCTACGCTATATGCTTCTCCTGTGCTAATAACAAAATCATCAGGAGTTTCAGATTCTAACATTAAATGCATAGCATTAACATAATCTTTAGCATGGCCCCAGTCTCTTTTAGCTATTAAATTGCCTAGTCCTAATTTTTCATTTTTATTTATTTTGCCATTCATTAACTTGCCAATATATGATGTTATTTTTCGTGTAACAAAATTTTCGCCACGACGAGGACTTTCATGATTAAATAGTATTCCGCTAGTAGCAAATAGATTATAAGCTTCACGATATATGCCTACCATTCGATGAGACGCTAATTTAGCCACACCATAAGGACTCTGAGGCATAAAAGGAGTTTCTTCATTTTGATATTTGCCACGAAGAATATTTTCTGAATAATTTTTACCAAACATTTCACTAGTACTAGCCTGATAAAAACGCGTTGATGGACTATAGTTTTTTATAGATTCAAGAACATTAATAACTCCTATAGTATCAATTTGAAATGTTGTTATGGGTTGTTTAAAACTAGTTCCAACATGACTTTGAGCACCTAAATTAAAAAAGTTGTCAGGTTTGTATTTGCTAATTAAGCGATTGCATCCGCTACTATCTGTAAGATCAAATTCTTCTAATATGAAATGATTATCATTTATGTGAGAAATTCGTTCAAAATTGTTAGTACTATTACGTCTGTAAAGTCCAACAACAATGTGTTTTTTATGCAGAAGAAGGTCGGCTAAATAGGATCCGTCTTGACCTGTTATTCCGGAAATTAGGCTAATTTTAGTCATAATTATTCAACAGTTTCTGGTGTTAGGAATGGTTTATCTAGAGTATTGTCTTGAAAGCTATGATATTCACTTAATTTATTTTTATATTTTTCAGTAGCAAGACTGAGAATCTCCATTTCTCTTCCTTCTTTTTCTCTTATTTCTTCGTCTTCTAACATTCTTATAAGGCCAATCCAAGAACTTTTACCATCTTCTATTCTTTTGATTCTTTGTTCTCTTGTGGCTTTTAGGTCTTTGCTAATTTTTTGTTGTTCATTGAGCAGCTTAGTATATTCGTTAGTATAATTAGCTATGCTATTCCTGGCGAAACTTAGTTGTGTTTCGAGGTTGGCCAGTTTTGGTATATCTCTTTGATCTTCACTTTTTTCATATTCTTTGTCTACTTGTCGTTGTAATTTTTCTGTTTCGGCAATATGACGCTTTCGTTCTTTCATGCTTCGATTAATAAGAATGTCGATAGTGATAAATTGTTTGATCTGAAGTTCTTCGGCGGGTAAAACATCTTCTCGAAATTGTTTAATTAATCCTATCCATGTATTTTCAAAGTATTCTAATTCTCCAGTATCAGCATCAAACTGACGTTTAATTTCACTCCAAAATGTTTTACTATGTAATTTATGTTTTAGTAGTTCGTTACCTTTAGACTCGTCAGATTCATTAATTAATAAAAGATTATTTTCATCAACATATCTTTTTACAGGATCAATATTTCTATTTAAAGCTTGAGCTATTTGCTCTAATGTGCTAGAAGCATAATTTTCTCTGATGAATTTTTCTTCATCTAAGCTTAATTGTCCTCGCTTTTTTGGGATCTTTTGGTCCATTCGGCGCTCTCCATTAATTCTTTGATATGTTTTTGTAGTTTATTAAGTTTATTTTTATTCAATTTTTCGCCATGTTTTAATCTTAAGTAGTTTTCTCTATAATCAGCATGAATATTGTCATCTAAAAATTTAATAATCTCATTATTTTGTATAAGATAATCAAGATTATTTTTGTGTTCAATATCATATTCTATATAACTAGGTTGCATAATATTTTTTTTATTTTCGTTTCGATTGCTCCATGATGCGTATAATTCACAATTTTTTTTATTAGAATATTCGCTACATTGATTATTGCTGCATTTATAATTAGGATCAAAAAATGGACAATTTAAACATGGTTTATCGGGCCTTTGATAATTATTTCGTTTATAATTAAACAAACGATTACGAACATGGGTCCACAAGAAGTTTTCTAATGGACGACTATTATCATATTTCTCTAAGCCTTCTAGAGCAAATATAGCAGCTTGTTGTTTCATGTCATCAATATCATGATATCCAAATTTAAATTTATGAACTAATCTTTTGCTAATATTATCTAATACTTCTAGAAATTCACTTTCGGAAACTCGATTATTTGTTGATATTATTTTTTTCTTTTTGCTCATTTAATAATTCTGCTATGCTTTTACCATCATCTAAATTAAGATCATCTAAAGGATCATGTTGCATGCCAGAGGCTTTTACTTCTAGCACAGAAGCTACTATATTTAATGGTTGTTCGGTCATTTTTTCTCCTTGCGCAAAAGTTGCTAACTATTAGTATAGTAATGTTGATCGTTTTTGAGGCAATATAAAATAAAGGAAAAATTATGGCTAATTATAAAAAGTGGACAGAAAGCGAACTAAATTTTGTAAAAGAAAATTATAATACTATGAATGATTTGGAATTGAGCAGTAAGCTTAGTCAAATTACTGGACAAAATATTAGTACCGCCATGATTAGACGTCAAAGGCGCAAACTTAGTATTAAGAAAAATAGGGGGCGTCCAAGAAAGAATAATAATCAAAGTATCATTAATCAAACGGAAAGTATTGTATGAATATTTTAAAATATAGTTTATTATTTGGTATTGTTTTATGCTGCTCTGGTGCTGGATATAGGCATCAATATAACACATATAATAATGTTCCAGCAGCATATTCTTATGCTAATCAGATGTTTACTCCTGTTGTGGTGCAGACAACAAGGGTTAGTGTTGATATTGTAGCGTCTCAACCTGTGGTGCCTGCTTATACGCCAGTATATTATCCTTATGAATATTATAGCATAAGTAATAGACCTTATTATTGGGTATATCTTCATAATTATGGGTGGATTTGCAGATTTTATTGATGATTAGATTTAAGGCATAAGAATCTAAGAAGACCGATGCTTATAGTGTCGGTCTTTTTTTGTATCTGGATAAAAGATACAATAGCTATATTAGTAACAAAAGATAGTGATATGATAGGCGAATAGGAAGGTTTAGGTGATACTTTTATATTTATGAGTGCCTATTGTGTTTGGATGTCCTTGCGATTTTTGAAAACGTTGGGTATTGGCTGGCGAAACAGAAAAACCCCCTGACTTGACGTAAACTATTGTGGGATAAGACTTTACGACGAGCGATAATGCCCAGTGTTGATGTAAAGTCAATAGTGATAAGAGTTTAGGAAATCTTACGGTATTTTAAGAAAGTTTTTTGTTGACAGTTGAAGTTTGGGGTGGTAAAATGTCGATATAAGGAATAGAAACGGTATAAAAATGAAAGAAATCGAAAAAAAACTCGAAAAACTCGGATGTCGCCTGATCTCGACTAGATTCGGGATTCACGGAGATTGGTTGGTTGTAACCTTAGATGGTGAAGCCATATTTTTCCCCACATTAGGGGCTGTGAGTAGGTGGATTGACTACTATATGCAAAAGACTAGCGGCTCTTGACAAGTTCGTGATCGTAAGAGTATAATAGAAGCACTCTGAATAAGGAAACTCTGATGCTCAATACCGATTGCCAAACAGAATCCGTGATTTATGTTAGTTCGTGCTGTTCTTGTGTGTTGTACGCAAAGAATGGAACATGCCCGCAATGCTTAAACGATTGCGAGCCTGTGGAAATGGCTATCGTCGAAGATGATGATGGCGAATCGTGGATTCTTGGATGAGACATAAGTTGTTGTTCTGCAACACTTTACATCTTGGCGGCCCGCGACGAATTGACGTAAACTCTTATATTGTAAAGACTTGCGAACCTTACGGTATTTTAAGGAAGTTTTTTGTTGACAGTTGAAGTTTGGGATGGTAAAATGTCGATAACAGAGAAAGAAAGAGAGGATACGATGGACAAGAACAAGGTGAACGACGCTCTCAAGGCTATCTGGGGTAGTGAGACGTATCATGTGGTGTTGGTGTTCACGCCGGACGGTCGGCTGTTCGCGGAGTGTGACTTCACGGGTGATCGTCGCAGGCTCACGGAAAGCAACTTCGAGGCTGTGCTGAACGATATGTTCTACGATTACTGCGTTGAGAACGCGGCTTGGATGGGAGTTTCATGATCCCCATATAAGGGGGGATTGACAGGCTGAAAAACTTTCGGTAGAATAGCGACATCACCACTGGAGACGATGAAAATGGTCGGAACGAAGCGAAGCATGGTTGAGGGTATCGCGGAGAAGGTTGGCGTGACGGGCGATCAGGCCCGCGAGATCGTGCAGGCTACGCTCGACAGCATGATCGAGACGCTCGCCACGACCGGTCGGATCGAACTGCGAAACTTCGGTGTGTTCACCGTGAAGGTTACCGCCCCTCGCAAGGCTCGCAACCCCCGAACGGGGGAGAGTGTGATGATCGGTGAGCGTCGGGTGGTGCGGTTCAAGGCTGGCAAGGTTATGGCCGAGCGGATCGGCTGACCTAAACCCTTTAGGCTATTGACTTTACGTCAAGCCGGGGCGCCCGCGTTTGCTGTAAACTCTTATATCACAAGCACTTACGAACCTTGCGAAACTTTCAGGAAACTTTTCACTTGACCCTAAAGGATTCGCTCGTATAATGTCGATAATAGAGTAAGAAAGAGAGAAAGAAAATGGAAAAGACGATTCACACTAACGACTTCATCAACAGCCTTCCGCGTATCGTGCAGAAGAAGGTTTGGAAAGTGACCGATGCCGATGGTACGGTTGTTCAGCACGTTGGTGCTACCGACAACCGTAAGAGTACCGCACAGAGGTATATCGACGAGAAGTATCCTGGCAAGGTTCTCACGCTGACGTTCTCGCACTACAACGGACTGATTACGATCCCCCGATGAGAGGGGATTGACAAGCCGGAAAAATCTGCTACAATCTATCCAACACAAGAGAAAGAGAATCATGGAAAACTTTTGGATTGTTTCGGCATTCTACGGTGAGAACGACGAGCGGAATAAGGATCGTCACTTCAGCACGTTGTTGGAGGCTAACTTTTTTGTGAATGCCGTGATCGATATCCAAATGGAAAAGAAAATGTACGGCGACTTGGTGTTGACCGTCAAGGATGCTCGCGGTAAGACCTATCACACTCACAATCTCTGAAAGAATACTAAAATGTTCGGCACTGCCTACGCTAATCGGAAAAACAGCCTTAATACCATTTTCGCGTCCATGATTGCTGGTAAGTATACTAGCGTGATCGACCCGAAGGGCAGGGTGTATGCTGGCCTCGTCAACGGCGTGATGCGGGAAGATGGTAGTGGTCGTAACTGGATTGTTACCATCACAAATCAGACCAAGAGTGAACAGGTTTTCATCCACGCAACGTAAACCAAAGAGCCACAAGACTTTACGTCGAGCCGGGCCGCCCGCGTTTTTCGTAAACTCTTATGTGACAACAACTTACGTCGATCTAGCAAATATCGTGCCAAAACGACAAGAAATGCTAAAAAGTTTTGTCAAAATTTCTTGACATAAAAATCTCTAGATTTTGCTTGCAACCTAAAGAATACGCTGTATAATGTCGATATAAGAAGTAAGAGAGAAAGAGGAGAACGCAAGATGTTCGAGATTGGCGATAAGGTTCGGCTCGGTGGTATCTCTGGCGTGATCGTCGGATGGTATTTCGACGAGGGTGATGTGTGGGTGGTCGATCTGGCGGGTGTTCGCTGTGAGTGTTCGACCCAAGAGATTCTCAATGGCTATATTCCGCACGAATGGGAAGCGTCCTGCGGAAGTGGGGGTTGACGCGGTAAAAAACTTTCTGTAGAATCCTTTCATCACTACCACCAACAGGAAAACGACAATGGCTACCAAGTTCAAGATCATCGAAGATGCCAAGCGTCAGGCTCGGTTGTGCTTTCTCGGCATCGCAATCCCTCACCAGCCGACCCTGGCCGATAGTGCGTATGGCCCGATCCGTAGCGAGAAGGTGCTGAAGTTCAATCGCAAGGCTCTCCGTCGTGCTGGTAAGACTAAGGCCGAAAAGGCCGATCCCCGCTACAAGGGGGGTGACGATTTGATGATCGTGAAGGTTGGCAAGCCCGGTTCGCCCGAACGCAAGGCGGCTCTGGCACAACAGTATGCCGCTATCCTTGACTGCGGCGAGGAAGTCTCCCCCTTCGCGGAGGGGTGACATCCGTACACTAATCGCAAAGCGTTGTGCCGTAAGACTTTACGGCGAACGCGGCCGCCCACGCTTGACGTAAACTCTTGTGACATAAGGATTTGCGACAAAAAAGATTTTTCAAGAAAAAGGTATTGACAGGACGATAATGTATGGTAGAAATAGTGGTACAGAAGAAAGAGAGGACGATGATGTTCAACATTGGTGACCGGGTGCAGATTGGTAGTGATTTGGCATGGGCCACGGTGACGGACATTCTGCCCGCTATCGGTGATCGTGTCGCTATGTATCGGGTGCAGTTTGACTCCGATGCTAGCCAGCGTTGGCTTGACGAGGGCATGATCTATGGTCCGTTTGTTGATCAGCCTTACGGGTGGGATTGACAATCTGAAAAAATCGTCTACAATCCATCCAACACAAAAGAAAGAGCAAAACATGATCAACATCGGCAGCAAAGTTATGGTTGGTTCGCGGATCGGCAATCCTGACCAAAAGGCTGTGGTGGTCGATATCATCCCCGGCAATGAGTATCGGGAGGCTATGTACCGGGTTCGCTTCCCCGAAAATCCTTCTGTCGTTACCATCACACCAAACCCTAACGAGTGCTGGGTTGACGCTCCATTGGTGTGGCCAGATTTGACGAACAGTTATTGTGGTTGACAGGCCGAAAAAAATCTGCTACAATCCATCCAACACAAGAGAGAAAAAACAGATGGATATTCGCAAGAGTGACATGATTCAGTTTCGCATGGGTGACACCTATGCTTACGGTAAGGTGGATAGCATCGCTCGCACCAACGACGGCGAAGTGATCGCATACTATGTGATCCCTGTTGACGGCGGAGAAAATATGTGGGTTGACTGTGACGACGCAGTATCGTATACTGCTCTCCGTGCTGCATTTGGTCCGATTCCCTCAGTTGAAAAGGCTCTCTGAAATGCTTGGCCGAATCATTACCACTAACGAGATTCTCGACGCTGTCGATGAAATGATGCCAGACAACACCATCGTTGCTATCTTGGCTTCTGGTGGTGGCGGATGGTTCGTGAGGCTGAACAATCATCCTGAAACCGTGCTGCTCCGCTCTGCCGACACGTTCTACCAGAAACTGAACGATTACTGCGTGAAGGTAGAAGATCCCTCGTCGTGGGGCGATTGATCCCAAGTCCTTGTCGCACAATACTTTGCGACGAGGCTCCGCGGCCACGCTCGACCTAAACTCTTATCGTTCAACGAGTTACAACAAAAAAGATTTTTTGAAGAAAAGGGTATTGACAGGCCGATAATAGTATGTAGAATCCAAGTATCACCCCAACGGAGAACGACGATGCTCAACAACTTCGACGATGTGAACGGTATCCTGGCCGACCTTGCGGAGCAGGATATTCTGGAGCCGATGGTCGAGCCGATTGACGAGCCGACGTGTCACCCGATGGATTGGGCGGAAGTCACGGGTCTGGCCGATGAGATGGCCGATGAGGTTTATCCCGAAGACGATTTTGAACCCGTGCATATGATTGACGAGCGTGGTGCGGTGTGGTATACTTTCTGAACAGGAGAAAAGGATGAGTCACCCAGATCCCCTTTATGACGATTATAACGATTTTCACGACGACGATGATCGAAAGAATCATTTTGATGATTTTGAGGATGATTCGCCAGAGTTCGATGAAGACGACTACGATGATAGCATGGATGGCGACCACGATTCTGCGATGGAATCGGCCGGTTGGGGAACGGATGAGGATTACGGTTATTTCGGCGGAGAGGACTACTAGCCCTAAAGCCTTGCCGCATAAGACTTTGCGGCGAGGCGGGCCGCACAGGTTTGACGTAAACTCTTATCTGCTAATGACTTACAGCAAAAAATATTTTTTCAAGAAAACCTATTGACAGGCCGATAATAGAGTGTAGAATGTCGATAAGAGAACATCACCCAGAAGGAAAAGAACATGACTCACGCCGAAGCGACTAAGATGGTTTTGGGCAAGCGAAATCGTGGCCAGCGTAAGATTGGCAATAATACCTACGCCTACATTCAGGCCGATGGTAGCGTTGCAATCGAGTTGCATGGTACGAACGTGGTGGTCATCTACCCTGATGATAGCGTGATGCTGAATAGTGGCGGCTGGCATACAAGCACCACGAAGGATCGTATCAACAAGTATAGCCCGGTGCGAGTGTACCAGAAGAACTACGAATGGTTCCTCAGCGATGGTACTCCGTTCGAGGATCGGATGATCGTGACCCCCGATTGGGTGGTTGCTCCCGTCTGAGCCTAAAGCCTTGAAGCGTAACACTTTACGCCAAGGCCCGCCGCCCGCGTTTGACGCAAACTCTTACGTCTCAACACTTTACGACAAAAAACTTTTTTCTAATGCCAACCCTTGACAAATGCCGATAATAGATGTAGACTTGATGGTATTCAACAACGAGGAGAAGATATGAGCGATGCTGTGCTGGTTCCTGTGCGTCATGATAACGTGAGTTTCAAGTATCATGGTAAGGATTTCACCGGAGAGGTTCGTCGAGTGTACGACAAGCCCAAGGGTCATTTGATGATCGTGAAGATCGAAGAGGGTAAGTATAGGTCGTGCTATCTGGAACAGTGCGAAGGGTTGACCATCCACCTGTCTCACCCGATGTAATCGGGTTGCTAACTGTGCTGTAGTCAGCCAAATAGTCGGCTCTTGACAAAGGCTCTTTGAAAGGGTAAAATGTGTTTATACCGTATCTATTAGGATTGTTGGTAGTGATTACTTTTGGTGGTTTCGCTTGTGTAGTTTTGCAGATGGGTGAGGATCTCTAAACTAAGGAGCCAGGGATGGCCGATATTATAAATGTAGATTGGTGGTGGATGGGTGTGGGATTTGTTATTGGTATTGGTTGTTCTTGGGCTGTTTGTGATATTGTTTTTCCAACACTAAGGAAGTAAAATGACCAATAAGGATAAGATTGTGCTGTCTGTGGCGTTTATCTGTGGTTGTATCGCAACTTTTCTTGTGGGGTAAAAAATGTTTTCTGGAATCCCTATGATTGTGGAAGCCTTAAAGAAAATGAACGACTCTAAGGGTAGATGATCTAAAGCCCTGTGGCGTAACACTTTACGCTGCAAGGCCACGGCCCCATTTTTCATAAACTCTTATCTGGTAACGACTTAGATTTTTTCAAGAAAATCACTTGACAATGCCGATAATAGGTAGTAGAATACGCTTATCACAACACCATCATCACAAGGATTCACAATGGACACCATCGCCCTGACCCTTTCGATCACCAACGCCCTGCTGCTGCTGCGTAACGTCACGCTCCCGCTGGATGTGAGGGACGATGTCGCCACCGCTATCGAGAACGCCTTCAAGGGACGCGGACTCAACGTCGGCAACACCAATCGCCTGAACCTGACGCTGCGATACGTTCCCAAGGATCACAAGGTTAGGGCTATAGCCGTGTTCAAGAATACGCTGAGATTCGGACTGCGTGAGGCAAAGGATTTCGTCGAGATTGTGCTGGGCAAGGACGGATACTACAATAACGAACACCGATGGAAGGATGGTGTGGCTGGCACCCCCGCCACCATCACGGGGGCAAAGGCAGATGTTCTCAAGGCCGTGAAGGAACTGGAGAATCTGGGTTGCGAAGTGGTGGTTGACGACTACGGCTGCTCTAATCTCAACTGACATAAAGCCATGCGACGTAAGACTTTACGTTGCAAGGCCACGCCCGCGTTTGACGTAAACTCTTGTCCGATAAGCAGTTGCAACAAAACAAAAAATACCTATTGACTTCTCAAGTTTCGCACGGTAGAATGTCGATATAATCTGTGGAGAAACAAAAATGACAGATCATACATTTACCGTTGTGGTTTCTGATATGTGGACAGACGAGGAACTGGATCGACTGTCCGCTTCTACGTCTAATGAGGCGTGGGGAATGGCATGGGAAAAGTGGGGATGGCCCGATGGTATGGGTGCGGATGTAAAGTTTACGGAGTTGACAACTCAAGTTTGATCGTGTAGAATGTCGATATAAGAGAAAAGAGAAAGAGGAAAGAAGATGTTTATTAGTGACTGCTGCGGTGTTCCGGTGCATTGTCAGGATATTTGCCCTCGGTGCGGAGAGCATTGTGAGAGTGGTGGAGATGAAGCCTACGAGGCTGCGGTTGATGCTTACAATATGGGATTTGGCCCTCCGGTGACTCGGCGTCAGCGTTGGGAAGAGCAGATGGAAGCGGATGAATATCGTCGTAATGGTTGGTAATAACAAGGAGAAAGACAAGATGAGACAACCTAAGTGTGTTGTAACGGTTACTGATACGTTTGGTGGAGAGGCTAACTATGGTTGGGTGAAGCGTTATGAGTTTTCTCCTCGTAATGCAGAGTCTCAGCGTAGCGTTGTTCGACAGGCCAAGGCATTGGCGAACATGACCTCTGTGAAGGCCGACACCTACGATTATGGTGACGGATACACTGTGAAGCCGCGAGGATATAACCAGATTATCTTTGTGGATTTTGAGTGAGCCACAAACCCTTGCTGCATAAGACTTTGCGGCACGGGTGGCCGCCCCGATTTGACGCAAACTCTTACGCCGCAATACCTTACAGCACAAAAGATTTTTCAAGAAATGGGGCTTGACATACCGATAATAGATAGTAGAATACAAGCATGAATATTCAGCCGATCAACGACAACAATAGCCGTTTCGACTTGGTGGAAATCAAGTCTACTCACGCCAAAGTGGCGGCTACTCCACACTGTAAGATTCATGGGGCCATGAACTGCGTGGCTATTCATGCAACTGGGAAGTTGTGGCGTTGTATCCAAAGTAACCAAGTCAAGGACTGTAGGGCTGGGTGCGAAGAGATTTCTTAAAGATTGGTCTTGACAATGGTCGATAATAGAGTATACTAGGCGACGTAAGGTTTGGTTTTCACTACACGAAAGGGTTTCTATGAACGATGTGATGTTGTTTGGTTCGATTGCTACGATTGTTGTTTGCTGCCTCGCTATGTTTGCTGTGTATGGCATCTATGGTGGTGCTTATGGTTCTCTCTCTACCGCAAGGCCAGGAGAGTTCTATAACTTTGAATATCTTCAGCCTAACGCTGGTGATCCCGAGCGTTTTCTGGCAAAGGTACTGAGTGTTCATATTCTCGACGAAAATGCTATTCGCAGACTCAATGCTCGTAGCAACTATCGTCGCCATGATAGCCAGTTTGTGCGTACCAATCATCTGGTAACGTGCCAGACTGCCGATGGTAAGATTCGCAACTTCTATGCTGAGCGTACGGTGAACTGCCGTAGGCCATTGCTGGCTGGTGCAGCATTCAAGACCGGCTTGGCTAGTCTTCTCTTCTGATTTTCTCGTGTTGGTGAAAAGGGTTCTCGCTCTAAGTTCTTGTATCCCAAGAGTTTAGGGCGAGGCCCGCCGCACGGTTTTGACGTAAAGTCTTATCTGCCATAGACTTAGAAAAATCTCAAGCATTCTATTGACAAAACCCGATACTGACAGTATATTGGCGACTGCTAACCAATCACACTTGGTGAAATCATGTGTCCTATTAG